TTTGCTCTCGATATAAGTTTGAGCATGACTTGAACATTTTTCGCATGGAAGCATTATTGGTATACCCTTAATAAATCCCTTCATTTTTTCAGCTTGAATAGGTGAAGCTTCAACTGGATATTTTGAAGCACCATTATGTAATGTAAACCAGAACGCGGGTCCAAAAACATCAGGAGCCGATGTACTTTCGTGCTCTTTTTCTTCATATATTAGTTTGAGTTCTTGTGTCTTTTTTAAATATTCTTGTTTAGATTGTAATCGAGTTTGAAGTTGAATAGAATAGTTTGGTTTCCTTTCTTTTTGTTGATTTTTGCTTTCGGTATAATACTCTCTAATTGTTTTGTAATTAGCCATTTATTATAGATTAATATTTATTAATATTGTTTTCAATTATATTAATTACAATTGAAAACGAAACTACTCTTCTGTCTTTTTTTCTATTACTCCTTTTTCATCGTCATCATCTTCTTCTTCCATAATAATAATCTCACGAATGAAGCATTTTTTCAGGTATTCATAGTTAATCCTCAATTCAATACTATTCAAAAAGTTCTTGAGAACGTTAAAATCAGGTTCACCGCAATACTGAACATCACACTTTATATCATTAGAATTAAAATCTGTAAATAACTCTCGTACTCGTTTATAGTTCAAAATAGAAGTGTCATGTTGTGTATTCATCTCTATTTCCTCCAAGCTTCCTAATGCCTTGATTAACTTAAAAGATGAAACAGAACCAACACCCTGAATATTGTTATTATAGTCAGTTCCACATAGTATACAGAAATCCAAGAATTGTTCACTTGATAACTCCAAATTTTCTAATAATGAGTTATAATCAACTCGAACACAAGTTGAATTACTAATATCTATTTTAGATAAGAAAAAAGGAGTTCCATATGCTAGTGTATCTGTGTCCTCTGATAATACAGCATCAACCTCTTTATCAATACAAAGTTTAGAACACATCTTTTCAGCTTCATTTGAAGCTATATAATAAGGAACTTGTAATATATCGAATAAGTCTCTTGTTAGTTCGTAATCATTAGAATTAATACTGATAATTTGACTCTTTTTTACTTTTAATTTTTCTCGTACAGCTTTTATATTGATTTCCTGAGGTTGATTTTTTAACAATCTCTTATTGTTTAAAGATGTTACCTTCAAATTGAACTCGATTAGAATATCATTAGCAACACCAGTCCTAGTGTATTGGACTATAGATTCCTCTATATCCTTAATCTGTTGTATCATATTCATCTTAACATTTCTTCTCTTCTCTTGTTCCTTTTGTTTTTCAATTGGAGCTTGACCATCGTAAATAAAGACACAATGAACCTCATTTTTACGAAGACAAGCTACAAGATTAATAAACGATATCAACCAAGAATCTCCACATACAGCCTTGAACTTATGCATATATAGAGATACGTCAATCGCAACCTTTTTAAAGGCATATTCAGATAAATGAATTACTTCAAAAGACTCTGGTGCTTTAGTCTTTAAGAAACTTAAAAAATTAGACTTGATTCCCATTTACTTTTACTTTTTATAAAACTGAATTTTCATTTTCATTTGAACTGCTTTAGACCATAAATTATATATGTATATTTACGTATCAAATTAAACTGGAAATAGGAAATTATATAAATAAATTGAACTGATTTAAATTTAAATTTCAATAAATAAATGAACGAATATTTTGTTTGGAATAATTATTATATACACAAGAGAATATTAGGTTCAGGTTCTTGTTCAAAAGTATATTACGGGATACATAAAATTAGGAATCAAGAGGTTGCTATCAAGAAAATAGCATTCGACGAACTTCCTGATTCAATGAAATCAAGGACAATTAAAGAAATCAATATTCTTCAGTCTATAAATCACCACAACATAATGAAATTATATGATTATAAGTTCGATAAAAACAAACTATTCCTAATAACTGAATATTGTAACGGAGGTAGCCTGAGTGAATGGTTAAAACGAGAAAGTAAAAATCAGACTGAAATTCTAAGTGTAATCAAACAAATACTAGAAGGATTTCAATACCTAAAAGATAACAAGATTATACATCGAGATATTAAACCACAAAACATTCTTATACAGGAACCACTTACTGTTAAGATTTGTGACTTTGGATTTTCTCAAACTTTCAAAGAACAAATCAATATGTTTAAGACTGTATGCGGAACTCCTTTATATATGTCTCCCGAAATCCTACATATGCAATCCTATACATTCAAATCTGAAATATGGTCTCTTGGTATATTATTCTATAACATCTTTTTTGATACTCATCCTTATGGACAACTTGAAAGTATGACTGATTATAGGGCTAAAATAGCAATAGAACCTTTAGTTCCTAATGTTACTATATTTGACCAAGAACTAAATACAGTATTTACAAAACTTATAAAATCAATGCTTTCCATTGAACCCGAAAGACGTCCTGAGATAAGTGATATTATTATCGCAATTAGGATAGCTGAAGAAGGAAGACACAATCATTTTGAGTTCGACGAGGATTACTTGAAGATTGATATTATCAATGAATATGACAAGAAAAGTATAGTATTAGAAAATATACGATTTGATAATTCTCCCCCATCTAACACTTTCTTAAATTCTCCTTTTCAAGGATACGAATCAAAAACAGAAAATAATATTGAGATATTTAGATTGGATAACAATTTAGAAAAAGGAATATTTGAGAATTACTTTAGTCCGGAAACAAGTTTAAAACCATTAAATCCACCACAATCACCTCCTTTCAATATGCCTTCACCTTCACAACTATTTGAACCTCTCAAGACCATTTTCAGTATGATGTCGAACTCGATTTCTAAATTTTAGATATTAAATCTTTTATTTAATATCTACAGCTATTTTCACTCTGTAACTTTATTTTTAGGACTTCTTTTCCTTCAAAACTTTCATCATCGCATATATTCATATTACAATCTAAATTACAACTGCTAATAAAAAGTTTAGATATAAGTTTAATACCAAATCACAATATTTGTTTTCAAGCGAATCAGAAGATATGAAGGAAGTCGAAGAGAATCTTCTGATAATTCAAAAATAATTAAATTCAAGTTTGAATTTAAAATGATAATCACATTAGACATCCTTTGCGTTAGGAACACAAGCACAGTTACAAGAACCATCAGTATAACTACCTCCTGGGCAAGCAGAACCACAACCCCAGTTATTAGGATTACCTTTTGTTCTATCATAATATCCTGGTGGGCAAAAACCTTTAGTATATCCTGGTGGAGGAATATCTCTATTTCTCTCTGGTGCCTTTGTTGTTGGACTGCTTGTTGGTGCCTTTGTTGTTGGACTGCTTGTTGGTGCATTTGTTGGTGCCTTTGTTGTTGGACTGCTTGTTGGTGCATTTGTTGGAACATTATTGGATATATCATCTGTTCCAGGAGAAGATGCCGAACTAGAAGATGTCGAACTAGAACCTTTTGTAGCAAATACAATAATTACAATTATTGCAATAACAACAACACCGCCACCTACTATTAAAATCTTTCTATCAATCATTTATATTATATAAAATATTTATTTTTTGTAAATAATTACAAGCCTTTTGGAAAGCATCTTTAGAATATCCAGGAGAACTCTTGTAATTGGATACTTTCATAGTTGAAGGGTTAGTCGTATACTGTTTTATTATTAGGTAAGCTAGCAATCTTGGTTATTTAATATATTCAGAAATATATGTCTTTTCTGATATTTTATTAATCTCTTTGAACTGGGTTATCGTTTGTTTACAATACTTATTTTTCATAAGATAATGATTCAATATAAATCACACTATATGTTTTTAATATATCTATTCTACCTGATTTCATCTTCTGATAGTTCGTTTATATCTCATATCATTTCTTATTAGAAGACATAATTAACCTTCTAGATAAGACCAAATTCTGTTGTAAAATAATCTATAAACCAAATAAGTATCTAAATTGTTGATTCATTTACAGTCTAGATTTATGTAATATTATGAAACATAATATGACATTATAATTTATTATCCGGAACAACTCAAACAAGGTTCTGGTTCTTGCTTTGACTCGTTATCTGTATTAGCTTTAATCATGTTGGGGTCTATAGTAAACTTAATTGCTCCGGTTGATGGTTTTGACCTGAGATAATACATTCCTGTCTTGAGTCCATTTTTCCATCCATAGAAATGACTAGAAGTTAATCTCTGATAATCAGGCTCTCCCATAAAAATATTAAGAGATTGAGTTTGGTCTACAAATGGTCCTCGTGCAATTGAACCTTTTAATGACCATATCTGCTTTATTTCCCACATTGTTTTATATATAGTTCGAACTTCTGATGGAATATCATCTATATTTTGGATTGAACCATCATGTGCAATAATCAAATTCTTCATATTATCATTCCATAATCCAACTGAAATTAAGTCTTTTACTAGATATTTATTTACAAGCACAAAATCTCCTGCTTGTGTCTTTCTAGTATAGATATTGTTGGTAAAAAATTCAAAGCATTCATTATTTCCTAATATCTGACTTGTTGATGCTGTAGGCATTAATGCTGTAAGGAGACTATTTCGTGTTCCAAATCTTACTACTTTTTCTCTAAGTTCTTGCCATTTAGAAGGATACATCAATTCACTCTCTCTTTTTTCCCATAAATCAAACTGAAACTTACCTTCAGAGAAAGGAGACCCGTCAAACGACGAATAGCTTCCAATTGTGGTTAAATTTGAATCTCTATCCAACTCATATTTACAAGGTTTCAATTGATGATACAATTCATTAATAGAAGAATCTGTAATCACTAACGATTCATCATAAAATTCTGGATGTGGTTCATTACTTTCTCTAAACCATTCAATCAAAGTTTTCATTCCTTGTGTTCGACCCATAGCTAAATCGTTAGAAGCTGTTACTGATGCAAGATAAATGGTTTCCATCATCTTGGAATTAAACGATACTGCTTCATCTGAATCATATGCAATTTTCATTAGAACCAATGCATCAGCTAAGCCTTGGATACCCAATCCAATAGGTCGATGTCTCATATTTGAGACACGAGTCTGTGGAACAGGATAATAATTAACATCAATCACCTGATTCAAGTTTATGGTCGCTAAATAAGCAATATCATATAACTTCTCATAATTAAACTGACCACCAGTTTGTTTATATAAGTCACTCCATCCTCCAATATGAACCAATTCTTCTGTCTCCTTTTTTGTAAATATTTGAGGGAAGGTAACTTTTTGAGTATGTAGAATCTCCTTTAATTTTGACAGGGAATCATTACTAAATTCA